ATGGCTACTTTAAAATTGACACTTTTCAAGGCCAAGGCTCTCAAGGATGGGAGGCACAAGGTCAGGGTGGCGGTCTGCCACAAGAGAGAGACTTGTTATATCGTGACGAACGTGATATTAGATAGCGAGTCCCAGTTTAAGAACGGCCAAGTCGTAAAGAGACCGGACGCTTCTTTTATAAACAAAAGATTGAGGAATATGCTTAATGAGTATCAAGACAAGCTTGACTCGATTAAGAACCAATCGTTATATACATGCGTGCAGATAAAGGGCATGTTGGTTAATTCAGCAGGGGATAACGATATCTCTACGTTCAAGGATGTAAGCTCATCCTATGAAAGGGAGTTGATCGATAATGGGAGTATCGGGTACTCAAAGCTGATCGAGCGGAATTGCAGGTATTTTACCGAGTTCGTGAAAGGGGATATATTCCTTTCCGATATCACTCCAGAACTGATAGAAGGTTATTCTAGGTTCTTGAGGAATAAAAAGGGAATTGGGGAGGCCACGAACTCCATGATGATGAGACATACCAAGACTATAATCAATAAGGGTATAAAAAGAAGGCTTGTGAAATATGATGTCCATCCTTTCGTAAACTTCCAGATATCGACTTCTCCCGTACGTGAGGTTGACATATCTTTCGAGTCATTTAATCGTTTGCGAATGGCCGATCCTTCGGAGCGTCGATTAAAGGTGGCGCACGATCTGTTTTGCTTGTCGTTTTATCTTGGAGGTATCAATCTTATAGATCTACTCGGCATTGATTTCCGTGGAATCGATACGCTGGAATATGTAAGGACTAAATCTAGGAATATGACGAGGGGAGGCAATAAGATCGTGTTCTCTATACCAGACCAAGCGAGAGATATTATAGATAGATGGATGGATAAGAGGACTGGCAAGTTGGATTTCGGATATAAGTTTTCCTATCCTAATTTCTCTAGGTATCTTTCTCGTTCGCTATCCAAATTGGCGCAGTCGTTAGGGATAACGGAAAAAGTGGTGTATTATTCCGCTCGTAAATCTTTCGCTCAATACGCTTCCGAGATAGGAATCCCGGATGGGGTCATAGATTATTGTTTAGGGCATTCAGATAAGTCGAAAGGCGTGATACGTTATTATACTAAGGTAAAAAAATTTCAAGCGGACATGGCGATATCAAGGGTAATTGATTACGTTAACAATCCGGATCGTTACCGGGATTATGTGGAGATGAGAAGGGATATAATGATGATGCGTGGGTAATATGTTTTTTATCATTAATGCTAAATAATATGTGAATATGATAAACTTTCATAAGCCGACAAAGGTTATAGGAATGGGCATTATAGCAACAGTATTACTTATCGTGCGACAAGAGACTATAGCGTTAACCTTGAGTATAAATTGTGCATGTCTTAAAAAATTATCAATAATAAAACGTAAATGTTATGGAAAAGAGCGATCGTCTTATAGAATTGCTAGAGATTTTGAAAAGGGCTGAATGTATATTTATTGAACAATGGAAAATCTTATATAAAGAGGATGAGATTGACATGGAAGATATTTTCAGCATATTCTATAAAGGTAGTAATGATTGTGAAATTCAAGTTAAAAAATTGATAATTAAAAATATAGATAGTGTAGTATGTAATAGGGTGGAGACTGCATGATAATTCGAGTTATAGAAAAGGAAAAATAGATCAATAAAACACGCCCGTATCAGAAAAAATACGGGCGTTATACTTTGGCGATGCGAAAAATAGAACTATTTTGTCCTTTCTTGCAGGAGTTTCGATATCTTAACCAGTAACTGCTGCAACTCAAGATTGCTCAACCCTTCCAGATCTACATTTGCAACCTTTACTTTCTTACTGTTATCGTCAAAGGAATTTTTCCTCTCCTCCAAAAGAGCGGTTACTAACTCGTCTATTTGATCTTTGATTTTCTCTCCTTTTAACTTGTAATCCGTTGTTCTTGCCATGATATTAGTTATTTAGTTAAACACTATACAAATTTAGGGAATATCCTCGATACAATGATTGTCATTCCTTATTTTCTTTCTCTTTTTCCTCCAGCACCTTTTTAAGCTGATATAGGCTTATTATGTCATATTCAAATGTCGGATTGTCCCAGTTTCTTCGGACGGAGTTCGTCTGTACGGATATAAATTTTCGAAGGTCAAAGATATATTGGCACGGGCTTAGTCTGATTTCATTAAATGTGATCTCGTAGTTGTTGAACCACTCAAGCAGTTGTTTAAGTTCCTCGTTCATAAAATATTAGTCTAAGAAAATCAAATCTTCACAATAGACAGATCCTTCTTTAAAATATATAGTACAAGAAAAGTGCTTCCTAATAAACACTCCAAAACTATTGGGACCTTCAACCCAAGAGTTTATTTTATAAGTCTGATCTCCTATATATTCAATGTGCCCATCTTTTTCCATTGTTCCGGGAAACCGTGCGGAAGATGGTGATTTCAACTTGTCTTTAACAAAATTCTTGGCATGATTATAAGCTTCTATTCGATCAGCGTCATCATTCCCATATGTCTTAGGCACATTGTAGTTGCTTGTTTTCCCTGTTATCCATATAATGGCGATTAAGGTAAATAGTCCTAATACTAAATAAAATAAGCATCCATTGCTATTTTTCTTTTTTTTCAATTCATACCCCTCGGGTATATAGACATTGGCTTGTGGACCATACATTTGACTCTCTTGTTCTTTTTTGTTCTTTTCTTTCCACCCCCAAAAAACTAAAATGGCTATAACAATGGCAAATAGAAATAAGTATTCCATAGCGATGTGTGTTAATTAATGTTTGTATTTTATATAACTTAAAAATCTGTTTAAATTTATAACAAAAATAACACATAAACTTTTCTTGTATTATGATTGATGAAAAATGTTATGCTGTTTTTGCGTAATATATTAAAAATAAGTGTTATATAATTTGTTATTTAGAATGATTCTAAATAACTTTGCCTCTGTGGTGGAAATATAAAGTGATACACTTTATTTTTTAACTTATATTTTATTTTCCGCTTTAATTGTTTAATACAGATATATTTATGATATGGGTATTCCGCACTTGAACAATAAAAATGACATGATATCATTGCGTGTATCGCCTGATGTAAGGATGAGGTTGTGCGAGGTGGCCGAGGCTACTGGCGTTAATGTCTCTGCGGTCGTAAAAGCGGGACTCTCAAAGATATTGGATGAGGTATATGATGCCGATGGCAACTTGTGTAATATCGGGGATCTTGCGACAAAGAGAAAGATCCCGGTATCTCATGGTTACTATCGTATATCGGATATATCCAAGGCGAATGGAATCAGTGAGAGGAGCATAAGAAATATGGTAGAAAAAGGCAAGGCATCGTATATAAAGAGAGATGGCAGGATATATGTATTATTAAAAGACGTGGAGGGTGTCAATGGCTGCAAGGATAAACACGATAAGAAAAGGTGATTGTGGTGTTCGAACGAGAGAACTGATCGCCAGATATTACTTGACATTGATGGGTGAGTTCCGTAACGATGATGGACGGTTGTATTTATCCATGGATAAAGGGGACATGTTTCATAACGCTATCACCTTGATACTTCAAGACTCTAAATTCAGCACCTTAAAAACGGATTCCGATATAATGGACCGTATAAGAAAAAGGATCAGAAATGTTATGAGTGAGATAAAACAAGATCACAATCTATATAAGAATAAAGCGTATGCCAACGATATACAAACCGAAGAGGCGGGATCAGACGAGCCAGAGGCGTAAAGAAAGGATGGCTATCTATAATACGGCTCGATGGAGGAAGATGAGGGAGGCCAAGCTTCGTGACAATCCTCTGTGTGAGATATGCGAGAGGAATGGCATTACGAGAATGGCAGACGATGTACATCATATCCAATCATTCATGTCCACTGATAACCCGGAGTCTAGGAAAGTGCTGGCATTTGATTATGACAACTTGATGAGCGTGTGTGATGAATGTCACTCGGCTATACACAATAAAAACAAAATGATATGACAAGGACAGAAAGAGAGAATGCCGTGATATTGATACATAGACATTGCGTGCCAAGCCGCACGGGAGAAAGATATGAGAGCCATTATCTCAAGACTTATTTTGGGGATGCGCTTGGCTGCTATATAAGCAACGATGAGTTTAAGGGAATAATGGTTGAGGCGGGGATTATGCCTCTTGCTTCATCCCTTAATAAAACGAGTCATTGTTATAAGTTGAAGAGGATCATTCCGGATGCGTGGAGCGGGAGGATGGCATAGCCCCCCCTTATGATTTTTTAGAGGCGGGAAGTGTTGAAACCACGTCCCAATTCGCTTCACACGCACGGCGTTTTTTGAAATTCGCCAAATAGTTAAATATGTTAAACATGGGTACTAGATATACGATAATAAGTAAATCCAAGGATATTTCCTTCCAGTTGCCAAAGACTATCAAGCACAAGGCGACTCGAAAGGTCATATGCGATATTGTGAGAGAACTTTGTGATCGTGGAGAATTGACAGTGGGGGATATTCCGCAGCTCCATAGAATGGCTACCGCCTATGACTGTTATCTCGAATGTGTGGATGTCGTGTCTGAGCAAGGATTGACAATGAAGAATTTAAAGGGTGAAATTGTCAAGAGACCAGAGGCTAACATTATGCGTGAGAGTTGGACTCAATATCTAGATATCGCTAAGGAATATGGATTTACCCCTCGTAGCAAGAAAATGACTCGTGGCAATGTAGATAGCAAGGAGGATACGCCTGCGGATGATTTCTTCAGCAACAAATAAGGCATATATTCAATACCCGGTAGACGTGATATCAGGGAATGTGATAGCTGGTAAGCATATAAAAAAAGCTTGCGAGCGTTTTTTTTCCTTGATGGACGATGATCGGTACATGTTTTTGGAAGAAAAGGTGGATAAAGTGATACGATTATACCACCACCTTCGACACTTTAAAGGCCGGCATTCCGGCAAACCTTTCGTACTGGAGCCTTGGCAAGAATGGATTATCGCAAGTATCTACGGGTTTTACAATAAGAGTGACGGAAGTAGGCTCACCCAGACTGTTTATATAGAGGTGGCCAGAAAGAACGGGAAAACGGCGTTAGCGGCGGGGATAGGTCTAAACGCCCTTATAAATGATGATGAGGATGGGGCTGAGGTTTATTTCGCCGCCAACTCGAAGGATCAGGTAAAGATATCCGCATGGCCATTATGCTCTAATTTTGCGAAGGCTTTTGATCCTAAAGAAAAATACTTGAAAGTTTATCGTGATACTATTAATTTTGACAAGACAATCTCTTGGTTGAAGGTTTTAGCGGCTGATTCCACGAAATTGGATGGACCAAATCCCTCCACCTTCATACTAGACGAATATCATGCGGCAAAAAGCAATAGCCTGAAAGCCGTGCTGGAGTCTGGACAAGGGACACGGGACAATCCTTTAGAAATAATCATAACAACAGCCGGATTTGATAAGTTAGGGCCTTGTTATGAGTTGAGGACTACCGCAACGGAAATATTGAACGGTTTAAAAGAGGATGATTCTTTTTTCATGGCCATATATTCGCTTGACGAGAAGGATGATTGGAAAGATGAGGCGAATTGGATAAAAAGCAACCCAAATATGGACGTGACAGTCAAGTCATCTTACCTAAGAAAAGAGGTAAGGAAGGCTATGAATACACCATCGGATGAGGTCAACGTAAAGACTAAAAATCTCAACATGTGGTGCGATAGTTCGGACGTATGGATTCCGGATGATTATATATTGGCATGCTCAAGGAAGGTGGATCTGGATGATTTTACCACGAAGGATGACTGTTTTGCCGGTATAGACCTCTCATCCACATCGGACTTGACTTGCGTATCGTTCATGATACCAAAGGATGGCAAGTTTTATTTCAAGACGTTATATTATCTTCCAGAAGAAGCTTTGGAGACAAAAAAGAACAAGGAGCAATACAGTGAGTGGGTGAGGCTTGGTTTTTTGAAACTTACCCCCGGTAACGTTGTTGATTACGATTATATACTGGACGATATTCTATCGGTAGACAAGAGGTTGTATATAGTAAAAGTAGGATATGACTCTTGGAACGCCACGCAGTTCGTGATAAACGCTACGGATAAAGGGCTTCCAATGGAGCCGGTAAGCCAGTCCATAGGAAATTTCAACCGTCCAACAAAAGAGATGGAGCGTGTAATATTGTCCGGCAATGTGGTAATTGACAATAATCCGATAACTCGCTTCTGTTTTAGGAATGTTGTTATGAAATTGGATCATAACGGGAATACGAAACCCTCTAAGGAATATAGGGATAAGAAGATAGACGGGGTTATCTCCATGATTGAGGCTATGGGGGTTTGCTTAATGACACCTCAATACTCGAATAGTATATAGACTCTCTCTGATGTATTACACGATTTCGGTTTAAGGTAAAGACATCGTGTATGAGATTTTTGGGTTTGGATATAAATATAAGGCGCTCACAGAAAAAGGAACCCGTTGAATCCTTCGTTAACGTGCAACGCTTTGGCGGTGGGTCAAGCAGGAAACCGGCTATGACACTTGCCGCCGTATATAGATGCGTCAATGTCATTAGCGAGAGTGTGGCGCAACTTCCTTTAGACACTTTCAAAAAAGATAATGAGGGATATAAAAGCCCCTATGTTAGGCATCCCGCTTACGACCTTCTCCGGGAGTTCCCTAACCCGGATATGACAAGATTCACGTTCCTTAAAACGTTGGTAAGCTCCGTGTTGCTTAATGGCAACGGATACGCCTACGTTGACAGGGATGATTATGGTAATGCGTTATCCCTTCAATATATACCTTCCGGGCTGGTTAGCGTAGTCTATATTACGGTTGATGGTATCCCTAGGATGAGATACCAAGTGACGGGATTCAAGTCTCTTGTTGAGCCTTCTGATATGATCCATGTCTTGAATTTTAGTTATGACGGTATAACCGGCGTATCCACATTAACGCACGCACGCAATACGCTTGGCATATCGAGCAGTGCGGAGGATTACGCTAAACAATTCTTTAGCGAGGGTGGTGGAGTTATGGGAATATTGTCCTTTGATACTAAGCTCCGTGATGGACAGAAGGATGAGATAAAGAAAGCTTGGAGCGATATGGTCTCCAATGGGGGGATTGGCGTATTAGAGGCGAATAGTCATTATCAGTCAGTATCAATAAATCCGTCCGATGCCCAGATGTTAGAGACAAGGCAATTCAACGTGATAGACATATGCCGTTTCTTCGGGGTTTCCCCTGTCAAGGCGTTCGACCTATCTAAATCCAGCTATAGCACGGTGGAGGCTACGCAATTGGCATTCCTTACGGATACGCTGGCCCCACTCTTGGAGAATATAGAGCTTGAGATGAAACGAAAGGTATTCCGTCCATCTGAGAGATCCTATGTTGAGGTAAAATTTGATACAAGCAACCTGTTGAGAGCCGACAAGGCGGCGCAAGCGACGTTTATGAAAACAATGTATGAGATGGGAGGTATGACACCTAATGAGGCTCGCCGTATGATGGACATGCCCAAAGTAAAGAACGGGGATCAACCGCTGGTTAATAACGCTATGGTTCCATTGGAGTTTGTGGCTAACAAGAAGTTTGATGCAGGGAAAGAGCGGTCTTGATCGCTGTATTACATCGTTTCGGTATATAATAAAATATCTATGAGCATGACAAATAATAAGGAAATAAGAGGAATATCATACCGGGCTTCCATAGAAGAGGAATCCAGACATGTGGAGGGATACGCTTTGCTTTTTAATACGGATAGTCAACCTATGTGGGGTGGGGATCTCATAGAACGGATAGCGCCTACGGCCTTGGACGGCGTATTGGAGAGGAGCGATGTCTTATGCTTGATGAACCATGACGAGAGAAGGGGTATATTGGCTCGCTGGAGAATGGGTGAGGGATCATTGAAGTTGGAGGTTGATGCCAAAGGACTTAAATATTCTTTTGATGCTCCGGATACAGCCTTGGGTGATGAGCTGGTAGAGGCTCTGAAGAGAGGGGATATCGCTGAGTCATCTTTCGCCTTCACGGTATCTAAGGATAATTGGGAGAAAGGCGAAAACGGTAAGTATATCCGCACGATCGTCCAGATAGACAAGCTGTATGATGTGAGCCCGGTGTATTATCCGGCTTATGAGGATACCGAGGTGGCCTTACGGTCTATCGAAAGCATTCGTGATAAGGAGCGTAAGGATTTAGAGGATAGGCAAAACAAGGAAAAAGAGGAACGGGAAAAGAGGGAAAAGGAGGATTTAGAAATTTATTATAACAATCTTAAAAACAGATTTTAATATGTCAAAGAAACAACTTACTATCGTGGAGCTTCGAGACAAGATCGGATTGCTCAACACTGAAAAACAAGGCATTTTCGATAAGATGAAGGCCGAGGGCCGGAAGGCAGATGAGAATGAGGAAAAAAGATTGGCCGAGATCGTTACGGATATCGCCGATTGCGAGTTTGAGATCAAATTGGCCGAGGCTAGGAATAAACAACGTCCGGTGGCTAACACCCAACATTCTAGGGGAGGATTGTTGGCTAAGGCTATCCGCTCAAAGATCACTGGCGAGACTTGTGACGAGGTGGAGGGGTTGATCGATGCCGGACGTAGGGCTATGACCGAGGCTAGCTTACCGGTGGATCAAGGAAGCTTGTTGATTCCGATGGAATATAGGGGCAATTTTATTTCCGCTCAAGTCACAGGTGATGGCAAGGAACTTATATCAGAGGATTTGCTTGGCATCTTGCAGCCGATCCGTGATAGTTTGGTCATGGTAAAGGCTGGGGCTACTTTTTTAACGGGACTGAAAGGTAATATAGGTATTCCTGCGTATTCTGGCTCATCCGTTAATTGGGCTAATGAGACAGGGGCGGCTCAGAACGGGAAGGGCACGTTCACAAAGGTAGAGCTGGCTCCTAAGCGCTTAACAGCCTATATTGATATCTCTAAGCAGTTCCTTGCGCAAGATACGCTATCTACTGACACTATGCTTAGTAATGACTTGGCACGCGCGGTGGCTATCAAGTTGCAGAAAACGATCCTTGGTGCCGAGGCTACTAACGCAAATAAGCCTGATGGCTTCTTTACTGGCTCGCCAACTTATACGGTGACAGGAGAGGCTTCTTTCGCTAATATGATCGCTATGGAAACAGCGGTTCCCGTTGATGAGGCGTTAGTGAATAATCTTGCTTATATCACGTCAGTCAAAGGCGCAGGTATCTTGAAGGGTACTCTTAGAGCCGCAAGTGTAGCGGAGGGATTCATCCTGCAGAATGGCATGGCTAATGGTTACAACGTATATGCTACGTCAGGCATGGCATCCGGATTGCAAGAGGGCGCGGATGAGGAAGGTATCATTTTCGGTAACTGGGCGGATTTCGTTATCGGTCAATGGGGTGCGTTGGATATCACGGTTGATCCTTACACGAAGGCCGCTGATGGCGAGGTCCGATTAGTTATCAACGCCTTCTTTGATGCCAAGCCTCGCAGAAAAGAATCATTCGCTGTTGGATCTATTAAATAACTTGGCTCATGATACTTACGCTAGAGGAGGCAAAGAGGCATTTAAGAGTGGATTTGGATTATACCGATGATGATATGTATATCGAGGAATTGATAGACATGTCAGAGATCGACATCGCTAATCGTTTAAAATTCGACTCATTGACGGATGTTTTTCCGGATGGTATTATACCTCTTCCGGTCAAACATGCCGCCAAGCTTGTCGTGGCTCACTATTACGAAAATAGGGAGCCAATAGCTTTCGTTTCCTCTAGCAAGGTGCCCATGATGGTAGATAGCTTATTGTTTCCTTATGTAAGGTATTATAATCCAAAGGATCATGAGAGCGGGGTTGATGAGAGATAAGATCACATTCCAGTTGCCTGTAAAGTCCGAGACTGAGTATTCTGCCTCTGAGGTAATTTATGAGGATTGTTTCTCTACCTATGCCCGTGTTTCCCACATTAGAGGCAACAGGGCGATAGAGGCCAATGAGATCGTCAATACCTATACGGTAAGGATCGAGATACGCCTGTATCATAAGGTCGATTATGACATGGTTATTGTTCATGATGGGATAAGGTATAGGATACTCGATATCAACCCGGAGAGGTCCAAGAATTGTATAACCATCACGGGGGAGAGAATCAATGAGTAAAGTCAAGGTTGATATATCGGAATATAACCGGATGGTGGACAGGCTTACCGGGGAGGAAATGAATAAGGCCATGGTTTCCGCCGTTCGATCCGGCGGGCAGATCATAAGGAAAAGAACCATCCAGAACTTTGGTTCCGGAACGGCTTTCAAGGCTTTCAATGTCTATAAAGACCGTAACGGATCAACCAAGAAATTACCATTGGTAAGGCTTAACGTTAATAAGAAAACCAAAGATGCCGTTGTTGATATTCTAGGGGATTTTAGAGCCAAGTTTTTTGAGCTTGGTACCAAACGGAGATTTACCAAAGGGCATCGGGTCACCGGCGTTAAAAGAAAAGGCGCTAGATTATATTTAACTAGGTCGGGGAAACCCGCGAATCGTGGCATTATCACGGGACGAAGGTATTTCAGGAAAGCGCAAGACTCGGAAGAGTCAAAGGTGCTTGACGATATGGAGAAAAGAGTGATGAGGGCTGTAATAAGGATAGGAAGAAAGAAATGAGAGCGTTAGAGATAGGAGCTTTGATTAAAAGACTGTTAGCTGATATGAGTATCAATGACAGGTTGAAAGGCCGTATATATCCGGTCGTTGCCGAGCAGAAAACGCCTTTTCCTTTTGTTACGTACAAAAGAAGTGGGGTAGTCTTGGAATCGGACAAAGATGTGTCTTATCGTTATGGAATGATCAGCGTGGATATTATTATCGTCGGTTCTAGCTACTCTCAATCGCTGGACATTGCTTCCGCTATAGTGGATGAGATGCCAGACTATCCAATGAACTTGGATGGTTTTGATATCTCCGATATAAAGCTTGCCAACGCCGTTGAGGATTTTCAAGACGAGGCGTATATACAGGCTCTTACGTTTAATATTGTAATTGATAATTAACATGGAAAATAAAGTAGTAAGAGGAAGGGATTTGATGCTCTTCAAAAAGGTTTCAGAGAATTATGTGGCACTTGGCGCTGCTACTACGCATACAATGAACTTATCAAGGGAGGAGCTTGATATCTCCAACAAGGATACTGGAGAATATGGCGATACCGAGCTTGGGCAAATCAGCTGGGATATTCAAGCGGACTCGATGATGATTGAGGCAGACTATGATAGTCTGGTTGACGCTTTTTTATCGGGAGAAGTGCTTCATGTGGCATTCGCTGTCACTGCCGAGGCAGGATCTAAGACGGGCAAACCTTCCTCAGGATGGACTATTGGGTCCGGAGGATATGAGGGAGACGTATGTATCACCTCTATCACGGCCAATGCCGCCCATAACGACAAGGCTACTTATTCCGCTACATTTAAGGGCAAAGGCCCGTTGCTCAAGAGATCTTGATCATGATGGAAGATAAGATCACTATAAAAGATAAGGAGTATCGCCTTGGATATAATCTTCGCGTCCGAATGATTTACGAGAAGATCATGGGAAAGAATATCGGCGATGACATGTTGACGTTTGAGAATATCGTGTTCTTTTATTCTGTATTGTTAGCGTGCAATAGGGGTTTCACTATGGACTTGGAGGCTTTTACCGACATATTATGCGATGACGAGTCTATATATATCGATTTTTTGAAATGGTCCGTAGAGTACAGCAAGAGGAAGGAGATATTGGAAAATACGGATAACACTGATAATGACGATAAAAAAAAAGAATAAGCGGTAAGGATATATTCCAAGCCTTGGTTTTTGTTGGCGGGCTTGATCCGGCCTATGTGCTTGATGATATGGAACCATATGAGATTGACGCTTGTATGGAAGGTATCCATAAGAAGTACATAGAGAGTTGGAATCAAACCCGCCAATTGGTTTATACGATAGCCCAAGTAAATAGCAGCAAACGTATAGATATAAAGGATATGATGCCCTTCCCTTGGGATGAGAATGACAGCATGGAGATGCCAGAGGAAGAGCGTGAGAGATTGAGCTATATGTTAAATGAATTTGTAAAATTGAAGAATAATGGCGGCGGATCTATTCGTAAGAATCCTGTTCAAGAATAATGAGTTTGACAGGTCTATAAATAAGACAAGAAAACAGGTCTCTGATTTCAAGAAGGTGACAGAGTCAGTTGGAGGGTCAATCGTTAGCATGACAAAAGGTTTTGCCACTCTTGGCGGCATCTCATTTGCGCTTATGGACGTTACCAAGAAAAGCATGGAGTTCGAGAAATCATTGTCAGGTCTTAGATCTTTAACCGGACTTGGGGCTAAGGATATGGAGTATTTCAAGAAAGCTGCTATTGATTTAGGATCTACATCTACACAAACAGCATCGCAAGTAGTTGAGGCTTACAAATTGATAGGTTCACAACAGCCTGAATTATTGAAAAATAGAGAGGCGCTTAACGAGGTCACGAAACAAGCCATTATCTTAGCCGAAGCTGCGGGTATGGATGTCCCATCTGCGGCAAAAGCTTTATCTGGATCTATAAACCAAATGGGTGAGAGTGCTAATGTGGCAGGTGAATATATTAATATATTGGCGGCTGCATCGCAAGCGGGATCGGCTGATATACAATATTTATCCAAGGCTATAGAGAAATCCGGAGGTGCTGCTAATTCCGTAGGTGTTAAATACAATGAGCTTGTAGCCGCTATTGAGACTATCGCCCCTAAGATAACGGAAGCTAGTGAGGCTGGGACGAATTTGCGTAATATATTCTTGATATTGGAAGGAAGCTCTGATAATAATCTTAGACCTTCTGTGGTTGGTTTATCCAAAGCTTTAGATAATCTGGCAAGCAAAAATCTAGATGCTACCCAAATGACTAAAATGTTCGGAAGAGAGAGCGTTACGGCGGCTTTAGCTCTGGTTAACGCAAAAGATCAATACAAAGGGTATATCGATGCCATAACTGGGACAAACACGGCTTTAGAGCAACAACGGATTAATAACGCAAATTTGGAGGGATCTTTAAATGCGGTATCATCCGCATGGGAAGGGTTTATTCTAACCATGAACAAATCAAATGGTTTTTTGTCTACCGCCGCCCAAGGAGTAGCCTCATTGATACAGAATCTTACTGATTTAGCGAAAACACAAGATGAGATACAAGAAAAGGTCATTGGTGATAAGGCAAATAAAATAATTGATAAAATAAAAGGAGCTTATGATGCAAACATAAGCGGGGGGCTATCAAAGCAACGTTCTATAGAATTAACCGCTATAGAATATGATGAGACAGAAGCCTATAAGATAGATGTTCTCAAAAGCGATTTGTCATCCTTAACTATGTCCTTGGGAGATCTAGAGAAGAGACGAAAGGAGTTGGCAGGAATGCCCGGTTATTATAACCGAAAAGAGAGAGGAGATATTCTCCAATCCATCCATGATACCAAGGAGAGGATAAAATATATACAAGAGGAATTGAGTGTAAGAGAAAAAGCAGATGCGAAAATAAAAGAATTTTTGAATAATACGACTCTAAAAGATAAAACTGATAAAGGGAAACCTATTGCCGTGTCAGATGTAGCCGCTAAAGGCTCAATAGATTATATCGAGACCCAGATATCAGATTTATCAAAGAAATTAAAATCCGCAACGGACGAGGCCACGAGGCAAGGAATCCGTATTGCCATAGAAAAGTTGAAGGATGAGAAATTAAAGATAGAGATGGAACCCTTACCTGAAGGCTCCATAGATTATCTTAACGCCCAGATATCAAGCCTAACGAAAAAACTTAACACGGAAACGGACGAGGCTGTAAGACAAGGGATCCGCACGGCTATAGAGAAGATCAATAAAGAAAAATATAACATAGAGCTGGAAGCTACGCTTGGACGATTGAAGCCGATGGAGGGGGATAAATACGGTGTGTCAGCAAAAGGCCGTAATGCAACGAAGGATATTAAGTCTGGCTATATATCGGTTAAAGGCGTATCCGGTGACGCTATCAAGTCAAATTATGAATACGCTGATTCATTAGAAGCTATCGGTAGTATGATGTCCTCTGTTTCTCAGTTAACAAATGAGGGAGCCGCATCATGGTTAAGCTATGCGTCTAATATCATACAAGCTGTAGGACAAGCCTTGCCTCAATTATCAGCTCTTGCTACTAAGAATGCATCTGTCGCCGCTACAGGGGCGGCGGCATCAGTTTCCTCCATCCCCGTGGTCGGGTGGGTAATGGCCGGTACAGCTGTAGCCTCGGTAATAGCGGCGATGGCCAATGTCCCTAAATTCGCTAATGGCGGTATAGTCCCCGGTAACCTGTACTCGGGGGATCGTGTTCCGGCGATGGTCAATTCAGGAGAAATGATCTTGAATAGATCTCAGCAAGGACGTTTGTTCGATATATTAAACAGTAAAGGAGGAGTTAATGGGAAAGATGTCCGTGTCACTGGCGAGGTAGTAGTGTCAGGGGAGCAGATGAAAATATTATTGGATAATACGAATAGAAAATTAAGGAGAGGGAGATGAATAGGAAATATCACAATGAGTTTAAAGGCATAGATGGGGCCTTGAATAGGATAGATATATTATCTAAAAACGAGCAGATAGATCAGCTCGTAAAAACAACGGGTACTCCATTCTTACTTCAATATCAAGATACTAATAAGTTAACTCCGATACAAGGAGCTCAGGCCACTATTGAACTAGTGAGCGAGACTAATTTTCAGTTTAAAGATCTACATACTGATGATATGCAGGGATATATGGTCTCCCTATATAGGAATAATAAGATCTTTTGGCACGGTTGGCTTGATTCAGAGTTGTACAACGAGACCTTATCTTCTTTTCATCCATACCCTGTAGAGTTCACGGCTGCTGATTTCAATATCTTAGAACGGATAAAATATACGGATGATAAGGGGAATAAATATGATGACATTGCATCTATGATAACGCATATAAATAGATGCCTAGACAATCTTGGACTCCCATTTTCTAAGTTGTATATAGGATGTGACACTATTTTAGAAGGTGTCACGATGAGCGATCAGGAAACCGCTTTGCATAAATCATTTATCATGTCTTCCAACTTTTATGACGAGGATGGAGTAGCAATGAGTTGCAGGGAAATATTGGAGTCGATCTTTCAGCCATTTGGATTGATGATGGTACAAAAAAACGGGAATGTATATATTTATGACTATAATACCGTGAAACGAGGTTTACCAATGAAAAGATATGATTTTAAGACATATGCATTCGAGGCAAACGAAAACGTTGATTTTTTTTATGGGAATATATTAGACGTGGGGTTAATGTCAAAAAACGGCGATTATGGATTTGAAGAAATGATTAACAATGTTAAGATCACTAGCTCGCTGTATGGAGATAACAGCATGGTGGATATAGATGTTTCAGAAAACTCATTAAGTGATCTTATTGATAGCTATCTAGGACGTGACTTTAAATTGTATTATTATTCAAAATGTGTTGGTGTTGAAAATCTTTCTGGGAAGTTCGCCATATACAAGAGAGATTATGAATCAGATATAGAGGGTGCTTTATTAGACTATGATCCAAATCCTTCTAATATACATCCTATTTATAGGATTAGATATCCTAATTATATTTTAGGTTCGGATACTTTATGTTTTATAAATCTTATATTAAAGGCATACGTTAATACGAGAGAAAATCCATTTAATGAGGATAGTGGAGTCAAAGACAATCCAAACAACGGAACAATGAAATTGTATTGCAATCTTTATATGACAGATAGTTCCGGTAAACCGTTGAGATACCTTGATCTTATCAATGATAACGGATCATTTTGGGTTGATGTGTCAAATGGGGTGATAGAGCAAGGTAAATGCCTGTTATGGATAAGTCAAGAATCATCGATAACTGGAAGCGTATTGGATACGTGGGTAGGTAACGCAAATATATACGATCCAATGCCTACACGATTTAATATAGAGACCATCCCGTCTGCTGGTGATGGATTGGATGTGCCTACTAATAAGAGCTATGGATTTCTTGTTTTCGAGATCACAAATAAGGCTAGAGTCGTTAACCCAAAAGATGATAAAGGCATGGGCACCGATGGTCTTTTAGATGATAGTTTGGTTAAAAACATTTTGATAAATAATATATCCATGAAGATTATAACAGAAAACAAGGAAGATGTTTCTGTTGATGATTATGAATTTAAGAGTTATATAAATAAGAAGGTAGCAAACGATTTTAATGATATAACATTAAAATGTATATCAGCGAACGAGGACGGAATACCGATAGGAAAAGGAAACATATTAAAAAAAGAAGGAGACAAATACACTTTACAAACCTCTTTCACTCGATCTAATCAGACGGATATATTGGAGCGTCTGCTTATGTGCACAATCCACTCGAATTTCAGCCAAAAGAACGAGAGATTCTCCGTTACCTCCAAGATAGCTGGCAACCCAATGTTATCTTACATAACATATTATCCTGTCTTATCAGGAGAATATATTGTGGCAGGATGCGCTATTGATTTCAATAAAGGCAGCGTAAATATTTCTGCTGTAGGATATTCCGATGACACCGCCAAGTTAAGCGATATACCATACGACTGATGTATTACACCATATCGGTACATATATAGATATGGTAATGAATGTACGTCATAGTAAGATAAGAAAGACAGCCCTTCCACGTACTGGAAGGGCACTAGACGCTATTCCCGGAGGTCCTGTGAAGCAATCCTTCCAATCTTCAGGGACGAATGTTGCGCAATATTGGAAATTGGTTACGATAGACAGCGACGGCAATCCTCTTCCGGAGGATAAGTGGTACATCCTCACGGACTACCACGCCAAATCGGCAGGGGACGTTGTCGCTTACGCCACCTCGGGTCACGACATCGTCCTTCCCATAGCCGGCAATGGTGTATTGGGAGCGATAAAGCTCCCGTCCGGTGGTGATAGTGCGCTTGTCATAGACAAAGATGGTACTCTGCGTATCAATGAGGGTATGATCGGCGGAAAGGGTAAGATCTATTACGCTGGAGCGGGCTTGCAATTATTGAACCAACCTGACACGGAGGACACGCAGAACCAGTTCGCCGTGAAGTTCGGTAACGCCAAGGGCACTGTACTAGAAGGAGACAAGCTATACGCCGCCACATGGTGGGGGCAGAAACTCAACTCCAACGGGATAGCTACCGGGGCGATGACAGGCGTGCCGAGCATCAACGGCCTTATACACCTTAACAGCGACAATACGTTTGACGTGGCCAAGGATAAATCGGCGCAATGGATCCGTTTCTCGGGCGGGAACTCGATTAACGGGATGACCGGGACGAACGCCGTGCTGTCCAACCTATACCTCAATTATAAGGACGCTAGCCATTATGTCAAGGTGGACGCCAGTGATAATGTCTTAGCGACTGGTGATGTAGTCGCCTACGCAACCGGTAATTATGATATAGTAAGCCCTATAGCCGGTACCGGGGCGTTAGGCATGGTCAAGGTCGGGAACGGCCTTAATATAGCTACGGATGGAACGTTGAGCGTGGCGGGTGATGTCGGTGGTAGCGTGTCTGGTATAACGAAAACAGGAACTGGGAACGCCCTTACGGATGTCGAGTTGAGTGAGGACAAAAAGATAATAGCGTTTACCAAGGGGCTCACGTTCTGGCATGCCGGGAATGATGGCTCTGGCTCGGGGTTGGATGCTGATATGGTAGATGGGCATCACGCTGGGTTTGCAAATAATCAAGTAGCTCTGTACCTTAATTTCCCATCATGGAGCACTTTGATTTCCCAAGGATTGCTAAGAAGTGATTATGAAAGCGCTGGGCATCCCACAGAGGATTATTTGAAAGCTATATGTAAATGGGCTATTAAGAGTTACGCCAATCGTGGGAAGATAACGCTGCAAGGAATAGCAACTCCTAATTCCAATGGATGGTTTGTGCTATCATTATATAGTAGCAATGGGTATGATGCGACAACACTATTACCTAATTATTGTAGTGGGCAGTTCAATAGTCTTAGTGGAAATTTGCAATTGTTCGGCACGGAGAATCATAAGTGGAGATATTCAGGGGCATTTGTCGGAAACGCCTCAAGCGCCACCAAACTCCAAACAGCCCGAACCATTTGGGGCCAAAACTTCGATGGGACACAGAACGTATCCGGTAATATGACCGGGGTAGGGAATATAACTATGTCCGGTAATATATATATGAGTAACGCAAGAAATATATATGCCAAAAACACAGATGGGAGTGATATGCCAATATTTTATACTAACTCAAGCAATGAATTAGTTATTGGCGCGGGTAACGCACAAAAAGCCGCTAATACTTACTTATCTGGTTACGAAATTATATTTAGAACGTCTACCGATTTAAATGAAAGGATGCGAATCTCGGCTAATGGGAACGTTGGTATAGGCACTAGTACCCCACAAGCAAAACTAGATATAAAAGGGAATCAAGATTTAATCCACTTGCAAGCAACAAATAGTGGTTCTGAATATAATTATATAAGAGCATATAACACGGATTACGATTCGTCTTTTAGGCTTATTGAAGCATCAAACAAGGTATTATGGTTTCAATATGGCAAAGCCGGTAGTAATTCACTATACAGTGTCAATATAAGCGGAATGAGCACCGAAGCCATAAAAGGATTTAGGGTGAAAGCGAAAGACTCTTTTTTTGAAGGCAATGTAAAGGCTAGTGGTGATGTTGTCGCTTATGCTACAGGCTCAGGAGATATTGTATTGCCAATCGCTGGTACAAACACGCTCGGTGCTGTAAAGATCGGGTCTGGTATCTCGGTATCATCTGATGGCACGATATCAGTAAGCGATACAGGAACAATTGGAGGCATATCAGTTACAGGAAGTGGTAATGTACTTACAAACGCCACGCTTAGCTCTGACAAAAAGATAATAACGTTTACAAAGGACTTAACGGCGTTGACCACAACTAATTACGCTGCTACGCTAGACAGTAAGTACGTGAAGAAGTCAGGTGACACGATGACCGGGGCGTTAACTATAGCTTCTAATACAATAAACAGTCAATTGACACTTAAATCAACTGTTAGTGATGCAAAAAGTAAGGCCGCTGGCATAAAATTCACGTCCGCACAAGACGCAACACAAAACGTGATATTAAGACACGAGTATTATGATACGTTTTTAGCTGGATATGGGATCGCTATAAGCAAGGAAGGCATTTTAGAGGGTAGCGACCCTAATATGTTTCTGTACAACACAGGCCGTTATATCTCCAAGGTAGCCACTGGGACTAAACCTATTGATGTGGTTTCTACCACGTTATGCAATAACCTTAACGCTGATATGGTAGATGGGTACCATAGGAGTAATTTATATAATACAACAATTGATTGGTATCATACTAGTACTGCTAGGTCTAGGGAAATAACAGTAACAAATGATTATAACACATTCTATCCTGTAGTTTTAGAAGTTGCAGTCACTACCAATGGAGTCCCATATACAGTAGGTATAGGTAAATCGTTAGGTTCAACATCAAACCCTAATTGGGCTGGCAACCATAGTAATAAAACTAGTAGCATGAATTATGTAGGTATTGGCAGGATAGGTGCTTGGGATGGTAATAGCAGCTTTTTTATCACATTATGTAATTCACAAGGATATGCAAAATTGTTGAAAAAAGTAGAAGTTCGGGAGAATGAAAAATCCATTATCGTATTTTGGCTAAGAGGGGGAACAGCTACTTATAGAATATATTGCAGTGCTGGAATAAAAAGTATAAATACTTACTATGCTAGAACTAATGTTGGAAGTACTATAGCTGGTTATGAATACTATGTAGAGCCAATGGCACTGTCAAGTTCTGATAATGATGGGAATTATGCTAAAGATTCCCATATAACAGCATCTATTTTTGAAGGATCATTAATCGGAAATGCTAATACTGCCACTAAATTAGCTACCGCTAGATCGATCTGGGGAAAATCATTCGATGGATCGGGCAACATTAACGGCGTTATAACATCCAGCGGAACGGCAGAGGACGCATTTAACCTAATGAGCACTAAAGTAAGTATATATGGCAGGATAGGGAAGGCCTTATCGAGTTATAATTGCTTGGAACTAACTTATTATCATGTCAAAGATGATAGTATTGACAATTATCTATCACTGGGTTGGTATGGTGCACCTCATACTCATAGGTTGTTTGGCAAGTTTAATGGGAACTGGGGAATCGGAACCAATAACCCAGTATATAAATTAGAAGTTGTAGGGGCTATTGCGGCTAATGATATATATCCTAGAGCTAATAACACTTATAATTTAGGTTCGAGTTCGATTAGATGGAAACGACTGTATTTATCTGGTGTAAATGGATGGTGGCTAATGGGCAAAACAGATGGTTCTATAACGGTAGATTCCGCCGATAGCTCAACATCGGCTTATTTCCCATTGTATCGATGGAAATCATACACTGGTCGTGTGTTTAACCTTGGGGCCTTAGAAGGTACAGATACAGGTCATCGGTTTGGGTTCTTTATGTTTGATAAAGACAGAACTGCAAATGGAACTGATGCAGAATTCTATATGAACTCATCTGGTGATATGATAGGTACTAAAAACTTACGCATGAATGGTGATGTCGTGGCATATTCCACAGGGAACGCTCCAGCTCCATTTAAATACTGGTATCCATCGGTTGATACGAGCGGTAACCTTAGCTGGACGAACAGCACGTCAACGACTACTCCAACCACGAGGAATATCCGGGGGCCGCAAGGGGTTACCGGGCCACAGGGACCTAAAGGGGATACGGGGCCTAAAGGTGCTACCGGGGCAACTGGAGCGACAGGGCCACAAGGCCCGGCCGGACCTTCGTTCAATGGGGGGAATATAACAAATATGCTAAGTATTCGAAACAGCGGTTACCCAACACTAGAGCTATACCAAAGCACAAGCGTTTATTGGCGTATTTGTGTCAATACGTCAAACAATACTTTTTGCTTCAAAAAATGGGACACGATTGTCAGTTACATAAATGGCGCTGGAGATTATGTAAAAAACTCAGATATGAGGCTTAAAAATCGGATATCTACAGTTAAAGATGTACTTGACAGGATAATGAGACTAGACGTATTCCGATATACATTGAAGTATGATCCGGATAAAACCGTATCTATAGGTTTATCTGCACAGCAGGTTAGTAACGAATTCCCCGAGATTGTCAGCAATGACGGTGATTATCTTGGAATATACTATGGTCAGATAGGGCCTATCGCTATTCAAGGTATCAAGGAGTTGTATCGTAATATGATAGATGTGGATAGATTTGTTCGCTCCACAAAGTCATGGATGACCGACAAGGACAAGCGCATAGCGGACCTTGAGGAAGAGGTGAGATCGTTGAGAGAGGAGTTGGACAATTTAAAAGCGGCGTAAAATATGGCAAGATATTTGTTACCTACAACGGATTTAAGCGTAATGCATGTCCGCAATATATTGAGCTATCCAAGTACGGATGTAGGCACACTATGTGGAGGTGTGGCAGCGGCGGCCGCTAAGATAAATAAGTGGTCTAAGAAAAAGCCGGTAAGATATACAGCCGATAATGTTGATGGAATAACATATTGGTGGAAAGCCAATGACGGGAAGTGCGGTTTGTCTTTTCCTGTATATACGTCCCCCGGTGCGATAGGCAACGCTGGTTCTTTTCTTTATCAGTTAGTTAATCAGCTGGACAAATGGGACTATGCCCCACCAAGAGGTGGATCCGTTGAGCCCTTTAGGCTCGGTGATTTCAGGGGATATTATCATGACGCTATTATTCCAGTAGAAGCATCCGGGCAGGAAGACTACTATATTTCGGTAAACAACACCATACAAATAGATTTTGATTTGGCTGTACCTTCCGGAGATCCTGATAACCTAACACTATCAGACCTTGTGATATCCGGGACTCCGCTATCAGACTATTATATAGGTGTTGTATTATACAAGAACAGTTCTACGTATATGATAGGAACAAGTTCCAATAAGATGGGAACTGGTAGCGTATCTACTGTAATATCTGGTATAACACAATCGCATGTTGGGGTATGGACTGTTTATACTTTTTTATCTAAAGCATCATTTAGCACTGGGGGAAGTATACCGGCTAGCACGTTTATTTGTTTTCCGTTACCACCGCTGAAAATAAATATTAAGGGAACTGGTACGATTGTCCAGATTTATTGCATCGGTAACTGGACAAGCTCGGCAAGAAATAAGGTCAGCTTTACGATCACGGTTGATAATACGGGCTCAGGGCAGGTTACGCTTACTAATGTCAAGGCGATATTCGTAAGAACTAAGGGCATGGCAGACCCTGAGTCATCTGGTGAGACGGTAGCGACTTATAATTACCCAAATGCTATAACAGTCCCGGGCAAGCAAAAGGTAGTAGTTGGCCCATTCGAGCAATCGATCACGTATGCGAGTGGATATACCTATTGGATCGCTGGACAGGCTAATTTGCCAGATTTGAAGACTAGCTATATACCTATAGAGGATGTGGCAGAACCGTAATATAAATAATTTGAATATTAACATTTAAAAAATTAAAGACCATGACATTACAGGAAATTAAGACAGAGAGCGTAACAAAACAAATTAATGGTATCGGAGAAACTCTTGATATCAAGGAGAGCCGTGTTACGATAACGAGCGAGAACAAGGTGTCTGAGGCGAACGGACAGGTTTATAACAAGCAAGCCGGTTATATCGGAAGCTATAACTACACCAGATTTGGGGGATTGAGCGTCAATGTAAATGATAGCACATTTACTGCTCTGCAAGTAACTGGTGAGGTCTTGAAATACATCGACGCTGTCGAGAACCAAGTATCGGTAGTGATGGATTAATTATTTTTCCGGTCGTATTGTTTCGATGCGACCGGGCTTACAAGTTTATAACATAAAAACATAGATCATGAAAAAGAAAGAAGCGATTGAGTTGTACAAGGTGTTGAACGGATGCAAGCTGACCGGCATGGTGTCATCCTCGAAGATGACGGTGTTGAACAACCTTAGAAAATTGCGCCCCATATCGGAGACATACGAGGCTGATATAAAGGATGCCATTGAGAAGTTTAAGCCAGAAGGCTTTGACGAGCTGATGAAAAAGGTTCGTGGCCATAATGATTCCGTGAACACGGGCGGTAAGCCCGTGATGTCTGGAGATGAGCTGAGGGACGCGTCCTCGATCATAGAAGGATACAACAAGGAGGTCAATGATTTTGTCGAGAAGATACTGGAGGAGAGCGAGGATGTCGAGATGGAGAAACTGGACAATCTGAATCTGGAGAAATTGCTTGACGCTAACGATATCGAGGCTTCCCGGTTGGAAATAATTTACTCTTATCTGAAATGCGATTAAATGGAATGGGCTAACATCGCACCATGATTGCTGTTTCTCGAAAAAATATATTAAATACAAAATATGTACCGCTACCTCTCCTACATATCAGACCTCGCAAATTGGGCCAAGTCCATCGCCATAGCCGCCGTTGTCACGGCGATGGACTTCGTTTCGCCGATCGAGAATTTCTTGGTGGTGATCCTGTCGCTGGCCTTCATCGATACGTTCTGGGGGTTGGCTGCGGATCACGGGGATTTCCGGAAGAGCAAGTTCATCCGTAGCTGGGTGTACATGCTAGTCTATTTCCTGATCATAATCATCTCGTTCTGGATAGGCGTGATGATGGATATATCGGAGGATAACGCCAAGGCTTTCGTGTCTTGGATCACGTGGGCGATGATATGGTTTTACGGGACCAATGTCTTGAAGAACATGGGTAAGGTATTCCCGGATAACAAGGTGATAGCCTTCTTGTATTGGGTTGCCGCCGTAAAATTCATTAGTAAGGTCAATTTCTTGGATGAGTATAACAAGACAAAGAATAAAAAAGGCTCCCCTGATCCAGAAGGATAGGGGAGCTGGATGTAAAAACGCCTCTGTCACGCCTGTCACAGGTTATGATAGAGGAACAAGGTTAACAAAGCGTCACAAATATAGCAATAAAATCAAATAACAATGGCAGAGAAAAAATTACCTAGAGGGTTGCGAAACTGCAATCCCGGGAACATCCGGATCAACGGAGACTTGTTCCAAGGCGAGATACGCCCGAACAAGGACAAATCTTTTAAGCAGTTCGAGACGATGGCCTATGGCTACCGTGCCATATTCCGGATATTGCGAAACTATCATAACAATTACAAACTTGACACGATCCGCAAGATGATTGGAAGATGGGCGCCGGAAAACGAGAATGATACGGACGCTTACATTAAGGCCGTGTCCGATTACGCCGGTATCCCTGCTGATGATCCTATCAACATCAACGATCGTGAGCAGATGATCCGGATCGTGGCCGGGATGAGCAAGGTGGAGAACGGAAGAGAGGCTGAAATGTCGGACGTTATAGCTGGATGGAATTTACTTTAATAATATAAGACCTAACGCTGTAAAGGTAAGCGTAAAATAAGATGAAAAAATATATTGGAACAAAACAGATTGAAGCAGAACCTATGACAATGGGCGAAGCGTTTGAGAAAGGATTGCTTAAAGCGAGTACCTAACGAAAGCGAGAAGTTAAATGCTGGATATCATGTGAAGTATCAAGACGGTTACGAGTCATGGAGTCCAGCAGGGCCATTCGAGAAGGCTTATAAGGTCTGTGAGACGTTTACGGATCGTCTCCAAATAGAATTGTCCGAATTATCCGATAAACAAGAAAAGTTAGGTAAGTTTTTTGGTACGGATATGTTCAAAGGATTGTCAACGCAAAAGCAAGTATTGCTACGTGCACAATTCGGAGCGATGGAAGCTTATAGGCAAATCCTTATTGAGCGCATCCGTATTGAGGGAATCGCAAAATGAAACCTTGGGAAGCAATATTAATACTAGTGTGCTTGGTAGCCAGTTTCACGGCTGGCTACCATATCCGGGGGGATGTGACTGATAAAGTCGTGTCTAAATCCGATACCGTATTAATAACCGACACGATCCATGACAGTATCCCGTACCCGGTCTATGAGACACTGGTACAAACAATACCTGAGCCGTTCCCTGTTTATATCACGTTGGACGGCGACACGGTAAAGGAACCTGTATATGTCCCGGTGCCGATAACCAGCAAGGAGTACAAGACGGATGATTACCGGCTGTCAATATCAGGCTATAAGTCTAATCTTGATTACATCGAGGTTTATAGAAGGACTGAGTATATAACCAAGACGATCTCCCCCCGTAGATGGGGAATAGGAGTTATAGCAGGTTATGGGATCGGTAAGAATGGCTTGTCACCCTATGTCGGGATAGGTGGGTTTTATAGAATTTGGTGAGGCTTCCATGGCTCACGCCCGAGAAACCTCTGATAATAGAATGAATGCGTTATATGAATAACAAGGGCTGACGTTTTTTTGTTCATGATAATTTATATTAGTTTGATGGTGACTTCGTGAGAACGAACCGGAAAGGGAGGATAAAGAAAAAGAATCTTCCCTAAATAATCGGATCAGAAGTTTGATTATTTTTTCATGCCACGCACGACGGGAAGATTCTTATATGTCTTTCTGCCGTGCATTTTTTGTGCCCGGCTTTGATAGTAAAACAAACCACGAAATAAAAAGTTTATGAATAAGGTGGAAATTTTTTACAAAAAAGTGATAGAGGCAGTCTGCAAGGAGTGCGGAACCGATCCGGTAATGATGTTTAGCAACAACAAGGAGAGGAACGTTGACGCTAGGGGAGTGGCTATAACCATACTGGCCGATCGCAAGTTGAGCGACAATATCATATCCGATCTGACGGGAATGACGAGGCAAGCCGTGAACCGGATGCGTAATTTGTATCCGGACAGGATAAGGAGGAGTTACTATCTGAGAAGAACGGTGGAGAGCGTCAAAGAGGAGCTATCCGGTACGGTCTGAGGGTGCGTTATGTTGTAAGACATGTGATTTGTCTATGAAAAAATTTTCATATAACAAAATTTTTTGCGACATTTGCGGCGTAAAAGGTGATTTTGTAGCCTCGTCAAGTAACCAGCCTTGGCAGAGGCTTTGTTGTATACGAAAAGTTTCATTATGGAAATATATATGCCACATGCGGTAAATGATATTAGGATAGGAGAAGCCTTCAATCATCTATTCAGGATAATCCTGAAAATGGAGAATTCCGATGATGATGATTTCATATGGAACTTCCAATATACGGCATTTGTGACTCCATTTTTCTTATTGCCTCTTATGCTTTATAGAGATAAGTGCGGTAAGAATGTGGTTTGCAAGAATATATCGGACAGTGTTAAAAGCTATCTGGACTCTATTCATTTTGAAGGAGGTGTAGTAGCTGACAGTGTTAGTGATTTTCATAATTATATGGAATATTTTTCTATGAAAAAATATATTCCTATAATAAAGTTCCCGGGATGTAAAAGCAAGGATAGCATAAAAAACGATATACTATCTGTAGCAGAGAATATAATGATAAGGCAATTAAATATTGAAGGAGAGTTGAGAAAGGCTTTATCTTATATGCTGACTGAGACGATTGACAATATATCTGAACATTCAGAGAGTGAATTTGGTTATATATTTGCTCAGTATTATCCGTCAAAGAGTTATATAGACATTTGCATAGCGGATAATGGTATAAGTATACTGGGTAGTTATGTTAAGTCTGGCAAGGGAGGTATAACTAACGATGTGGAGGCTTTAAAAAGCGCTGGAAAGGGTATATCGACTAAAAATTTACCAGATACCGAGAATCGTGGTTATGGTATAAGTACTTGCAAGAGAATGTTGTCTAAGGGACTTGGAGGAACATATTTTTTGCTGTCAGGGCAAGCATTTCATCTTATGTCAGAGGAAGAGACATCATATATAGGACTTCCTGATTATATAAAATGGGATGGAACTATAGTGGCATTAAGGATACCATATAAAGAGGAAAGGATGTTTAATTTTTATGAATATTTAGAATGAAGATCATGGAAAAGACAATTGTGATATCAGAATTGATAAGGGGAGAGCTTCGTTCTAGGACAGAAGCTAAAAAAATCTATATGAGGGCTAAGGATTTGAATAGCCCATGTGTACGTATAGATTTTAAGGATGTATACTTTATGTCTCGATCATTTGCGGATGAGTTATGCAATACAATAGAGGCTTTGGCCTTGGATAAAGTGAGGGTCTCTATGGAGAATGAGAACGACTCTATAGATCTGATGATGAAAATAGTAAAAGGTAATAGAAATAAACCGAGGAATATGCATGAGGACAGTGAGGTTAAAGAATTTTCGGACATGGATTCATTGTCAGAGTTCCTGTCTACCATATAAAATTATTTCATGCTATATAAAAGAGAATGATATGAAAAATCCAAAAATAGCTAAGGAGTATAATGAATTCCTAGAAAGGAATAGTTTTGATAAATACTCAGATAGAAAAAAATATATATCTAGTCCAACCACGCTACAATGCATGTATTGGAAACAGGTGGAACCGGTAGAAATAAAAAGTAACCAACCATAAAAATTAAGCGTTGTATATGCCTTTGGTTTGAAAGGTTTAAACAACAACAATAAGCGTCGTCAACACAAATTGGCGGCGCTTTTTTTGTCTTATCCCCTTCCGCAAAGAACTAGCAACAACCTCGCAACAAGCTAGCAAGGAGATATTTATTTAGCAAGGCACTTCTCTGGATTTTTGTGGTGTCCGGGATAACCCGGATATGACCATAAAAAACTTCACATATGGAAGCAGAGAAAATCATTAAAGAGAAAGAGATCGTCCATGAGGATGAGCACAAGGATTACGCAAGCAAGGGCGTGGGTAACGCCGGCTTGACATTGGGTATCATTGGTACGGCTCTTGGAGCTTGGGCGGTGTCACGTAACCGTGGCGGCTTGTTCGGCGGTGGCTGGGGAGCCGGTATGCCGGAGAACGTTAACATCAACACGACCACAGGAGGCGGTGGCGGTTCCGGGGTA